TTCCCAACACATCCACCAACACCGTGGACAGCAAAGCAAATCAAAGAATACGCGCAACAACAACGCGCACAACTGCCAGAGGCTCCACTATGAAAAAAGATGAAATCATCGAACAATTGCGTGACATGGCAAAGCATCCAACAGTGACGTTGCCAAGGGATTACGAGATATTGATGACTGCTGCTGATTTATTGGCACAGCAAAGCAATGAACAGGTAGAGCCTGTGGCGTGGGAAAGCATCTTAGGTGCTGTCGCCCGTGGCTGGTGCTATGAGGAAAACGCCAACAAGACAATGGACAGTGAACTGGCAGTAGCAATCGCCAAAGAAGTTCAAGCTCTCTACACACATCCACCCGTACCTACGGCACAACCCAAAAAGCCAGAGCAGGAGCCTGTAACTGTTTTGCCTGATGGTAGTGCGTTTGCAGTTATGTCATATCCGCTTCCAAAAGACCATTGGCTATACGCAGAACGTCAGTATGAGGGTGATGCAGATGAACCAAACGAACTTGGCAAGCCAATCCTGACTCATGCACTTCGTGATGCTGTTGTGTCTGCTGTTCGCTACGCAATCCGTGGAGCAACCAATTGCGGAAAAGAATTGGATTTTGACCCTGATGCGCTAGTGCAAAACGCTGTATATGCGCTATGTGGCCCTTATGGTTTAGCCGAATCCAAAAAGCCAGAGCAGGAGCCTGTGGCATTTCCAGATGCGCCAAAAACCATTTATTTGCAGGTTGGCGATGAGTGTCCAGAGGATGCCAAATGGAAAGAATTGATTGATGTCTGTTGGTGCGATGAGCAAGTGTTTGACAACGACATTGTTTATGTTCGCGCAGACACCACCCAACCACAGCGCAATCCGCTGATGGATGAGGAATTACGCACCATCGAAAACAAGATCAACCCGAACATGCGATGGCGTTCAAGCGACGAAGAAGGCATCACTCTTTATCCGATTGAGTATTACGAACTTGTCCGAGCCATCGAAGCCGCCCACGGCATTAAGGAGTAACACATGACAGAACCTATCGCATTATGGTTGGCTGGCGACCTTAAGTTGGCAGTTCAAGAATATCCACAAATTAGCGAGTACGAACCGGGAGGCTATTGTCGGCAAGAGGATCAGTTGATGGATGCAGCCGCCGATGAACTGCGCCGTTTGTACCAACTGAACACTGAACTACTAGCTGAGTTGAAATACATTGCCGATGCCGATCCGAAAGATTGGTACGAAGAAATGCGCGACCAGTTTCAGCAGTGGGCACAGAGCCGCGCTCGCGCCGCCATTGCAAAATCAGAAGGGGGTGCGGCATGAGTCCAGCAAAACACTCAGCAATCTGCGCTGAAATTCAACAAGCGCATCAAGCAAAAGAATCAAAGTTGTTGGCTCGTATTGCGCAATTAGAAACCCATCGTAAACCACTGACGCATGAACAGAGACTTGATGTAATGACAGAATTTGAAAAGCACAGAATGAAATGGGATGACATATCAATTTTGATTGACATGGTCGAAGCCGCCCACGGCATTAAGGACTAAGACATGGACACAACAGAAAAAGACATTCGTAACTTATTTGCCAACAGTGGAGAACTCGACCGAGATGAAGTGGCTATGTTGTTGCTTCAACTGGTGGAGCGCATACAAAACTTAGAACGAGCACCACAGCGCACATGGGTTGATTTGACCGATGAGGAAATCAGAAAACTTTGCGTAACAACTTACGGTGGTCGTGAATTTTGTCTATTAGTCGAAGCAAAACTCCGTGAGAAAAATCAATGAGTGGATGGCGTAAACGTGGTGGGGGAAAAACAAAATGACAAAAGACGACATGATTTCCATGCTGCGAGGCGTTGGATGCGATGAAAACACAATCACAGCAATGTCAAACGCATACGACCTTGGGTTTGAGTACGCTAAAGAAAATATGTTGGCTTTGCCTGTCGTTGAGTTACCTTTGGAGACCAAGTGAGATACGCAGCCCGTGTTGATGCTACACAAGAGCAAATCGTTAGTGCTTTACGCGCTGCTGGTGCTTACGTCTGGATTATTGGCTTGCCTGTGGACTTACTGGTTGGCTACGGTGGCGTAACTTACTTGGTTGAGTGCAAAAGTGGCCCTAAAAAGGCTTTAACGAAGCTACAACAAGATTTTTTCGCAAAGTGGGTTGGTGGTAGGTTAGAACGAATTGAAGGGCCAGAACAGGCTTTAAGAATGATTGGTGTGATATGAACATTGAAGACACATTGATTGAGCGTGGCACACGTTATGGTGAATTTAAAGACCATGCTGATATATCGCAACAAATCAAAATAACTATGCAAACAAAAAATGGTTGGGGTCGTTTGCAATTTGACCAACGTGAAGCACTTGAGATGATTGCTCACAAGATGGCAAGAATTATCAATGGTGACCCAAATTACCATGATTCGTGGCATGACATTGCTGGATATGCAACTTTGGTTGCAAATAGGCTGGAATGAAGTACGACCTAGACAGCCAAGAGCAAGCCTCTGCTTTGATGAACGGTCTTTGGCCTAAAGTCAAAGCAGCCTTGGCAAGCGGTAAAAAGCTGACGCTGGAAATCAAAGAGCAGAGTAAAAGCCGTGAACAGGAACGTCTTTATCACGAATTGATTGGACAGATTGCTAAACAGGCGCAGCATCTAGGTGCGAAATGGTCGGCAGAAGACTTCAAGCGACTTTTGGTGGACCAATTCGTGCGTGAACAAGGCATAAGCAATGGAAAAGTGATTCCTAACCTTGATGGAACAGGAATTGTCCAGCTTGGCTTTCAAACCCGTAACTTTTCAAAAGAACAAGCCAGCGAATTCGTGGAATTCCTTATGGCATGGGCTTCTGAGCATGGCGTTGAATTAAAAGGTGAATGATAAATGTTTGATAAAGATGAAATCATTGAGATGGCTAGACAGGCTGGAATTGTGTTTGATGATAAAGCGCATCCGTTTTATGAGCGTTTTGCCAAACTGGTAGCAGCTAAAGAGCGTGAGGCGTGTGCAAAGGTTTGTGAAGCGAGAGAAGATGATAGTGGCGAGTGGGACATTCAACAACAGTGCGCCAACGCAATCCGAGCAAGAGGTGAAGCATGAAAAAACAATGTAAGCGCCGTGTTTGGTCAACCAATATCAACCCAATAGCCCACGCAATCGCTGGCGCTGCTGTGTCTGACAAGCAATCATTGGACAAACTGCGCCTGTGTGAGCTTTCAGCCATTGACAACATGGTTCATGGTCGTGGAACAACAGAAGATTGGCGATGGCTCGCCGATGTAGTCAACATTGCTGAAACAATGGGCAAAGCTGGCATTGGCCCTGAAGTCCTGCCGTATTGCCAAGAATCACAGAAAGCATTGCTGGAAGCCGCAGACCGTTACCAAAAGACAGGAAAAATGGGTTTGTCAGGCGTTGGATTAAGCAACATTAAGGAAATGTGGGAATACCACGACCTTCAGCGCACCAGCATTGCCAGGTCAGAATACGAAAAGATGATTCGTAAAACAGCCAATTACATTAAGAGCCACGGCAAAGACGTAGTTGAAATTACATGATTGCAATACCAAAATTTAACTACTTTCGTAGCAAAAAGCATCTTCAAAATGTAGCAAACCTGCCTTGCCAAAATTGCTACATAGAAGGCGAAACCCAAGCCGCCCACAGCAATTGGGCTGAACACGGCAAAGGTAGGGGAATCAAGGCCAGTGATGAATACACAGCCGCTTTGTGTCAAAAATGCCACACGGAACTAGACCAAGGCGCAAGGCTCAACAAAGAACAGCGCCGAATGTTGTGGCAAATGGCCTATCAAAAGACCGTTGCCAAACTAAAAAGCCAAGACAAATGGCCTGACGAGCTTAACCGTGAGCCTTAGAAGCTGGCATTTTTTCGTGGCGCTTCAGTTCTTTTTCCAAAGCAGCAATGCGTTTCATTTCGTTTCGATGCTCTTTGACGGGTTCGTAATGACCAGTTGGGGTTTTTTTGGCTTTCATGTCGCCAGAGACTTTGAAGTTGGTAGGCATAGAATTTCCTGTTAAAATTGCATTGACATTGTGCCACCAACGGCATAAAGTCACCAAACAATCAATTTCCAAAGGAAATATCATGGGTAAAATGGATTCAAGCAAAGGCATCCCTAGCGTTACTGGCGCAAAAGCACCAATGGGCGCAACTTCTTCTGACCGTAGCGGCGAACGCAGCGGTATGTTGAAGGGTGGCGTGGCTATGGGTAAAGAAGACAAAGTTGGCGCTGATAAGCTGTTTAACACTGGCAAAACTGCTGGCATTAGCTACGTCAAAGAAAAAGCCTGCTACAAGTGCTAAAAGCAAAGCCCAAGCAGCCGTGAAGGGACTGCAAGGGCTTCTAAACAAGGCAAATAAGGAGATTCGCCATGTCTGTTAAGAATTGTAAAGCCTGCGACCACTTCTGTGATAGTGGTCAAGCCATTGGAACTTGTCGGCGCTTTCCGCTGTTCCAGACCCGTTCACCGAATGAGTGGTGCGGTGAATTCACGCCTGTGCCTTACGCAGAGCCAGTGCCTGAAATGCTTGCTTTGCCTGTCCGTGAGATGACAGAGGACAAGCCCAAACGCAAATACACACGCAAGGCTGACAAATGAACATCAAGCCATTGCGAGACAAAATCATTGTGAAGCCTGAAGTGCGCTTTAAGTCTGAGGTGTTGGACTTGAGCAAGGTAGAAGGCTATCCCACCACAGGCCACGTTGTTGCTGCTGGCGATGACGCACTAAGCCAAGGCTTAAAGGTTGGTGACAAAGTGCATTTCGGCACAGTCGCTGACACAGCCAAAGACGAATATCTGAAGTTTGAGCCGCTGAAGTTGGGCGATGACCAATGCTTGAAAATGTCGTGGCAGGATGTGTGTTTTGTTGAAGAACCATGATAGTCAAAGAAAACATTTACACCTTGGCAATGGCTTATTCACTAGCCAAGCGTCAGTTGGAGTTCTACAAAAAGAACAAAGACCGATACTATGCCGATATGTATAAGGGCATCGTTTACTCGTTTGAGGAACGGTTCAGGAATTTGAACGAAGACATTGATGTGTTGGCGTACTTTGGGGAAGCCGATGCTCAAGCGTAAGATTCAATGGCTACTTTGGAAGCTAGGCAAGATGCTTGAAGCAAAAGACCCAAAGAAGCGCACAAGGCTTCATAAACAATCAACCGTAGTAACAGGGGAAGACAATGCCACTCGTTAAGTCAACCAGCAAAAAAGCCTTTGAAAAGAACATCAAAGCCGAAGTAAAAGCAGGCAAGCCCGTAAAGCAAGCCGTAGCTATCGCCTACGCTGAGAAACGTGAAGCTGCCAAAAAGCCTAAAAAGAAATAAAATCTGGTAAACAACCAGAGGATTTCCCATGCCAACCCTAGCCGACATTTACAGCGCAATCAACACAGCCAA